GCATAGACATTCATAGTGGTACTGACATCTGAGTGTCCTAACAGTTCCTGCACATCCTTTGGAGCAGCTCCGTTTGAAAGCAAGTTGCTTGTATAGGTGTGTCGCAACTGATGAAAATGAAATCCTTCAAATCCATCTAGTTTAGCGGAAACTGACCGGCACACAAGACCAAGTGTGCTTGGTAATTCAAGGCAACCATCCGGTCTTAAGCATACAAAGGATATTTGCTTATATTCTTCAGGAACATCCTGTGTTCCATCCAGATGATAATATTCATAATACACTCTGTTTTTGTCCTGCACTTCTTTGTAGTAATTGCGGTGATAGAGTTCACCATACTGCATCCGGTTTTTAAGCTGTTCTTTTCTTGCTTCTTTCAGTATGCCTGCTAGAGTATCTCCGAAATCAACAATTCTTACCTTTTTACGTTTGGTAGGTCCAATGATGTTCTTGTGTCTGGCTCCATCATAACGGATACTTCTCTTGATAGTCAGGTATTGTTCCTCGAGATTAATATCCTGCCATGTAAGACCACAAACCTCACCAATACGAAGTCCTGCATAATATGCTATCTGAATTGGCAGTATTGCTGGGGGTTTTTTTTCTTCAAGGTATTTTATTAACCTCTGATAATCTTCGTGTGAGATTGGCTGAACACCTTCCTCAAAGTCATCATCCGAAAATAAATCCACATCCTCTGCCTGTTTTTTCAGCTTGATATACTGCATTGGATTGAAAGTAATTAACTGTTTTGGAAATACTGCAAATCGGAAAGCCTGCTGTAATACAGCGGAAAATGAATGAATATAATCCTTATTATTAACTTCTTTAGGCAATTCGATAATCATACACAACTTGAAAGACGAAAGGGATGTACCTAAGTCAGCAGCAAAAGAAAGAACGTCATCTTTAATATCAACCCTATTAAACTGTGTACTCCAAACCTTAGGGCTGTTATCATCCTTATAAGCAACGAAACCAATTCTCGGTTTTGAATCGTAATCGACAATCATTTGACGCAAAAGACCAAACCGATTCAAGGGAACTGAAATAGTGACATTTTGAGTAGGAGTTTTATATTTGACACTAAACGGAATACAAATACAACGAGGAGTGTCGTAGCCATAAGATTTAACAATTGTGGGGTCTGAAACAAAGATTTTGTTAAAAGGAACTGTAGCCGAGAGAATATTACTAAGTGTAGCATATTGACGATCGTTTACAATTGGAACACCGGCTAAAGGTAATGATGAACCAGGTGCTGTCTTTTTAAAGTTGAAAAAATCTTCAGAACGAAGTACAGTAACAGAACTTCCATAAGTCCCAGTAATAGTCGTAGGCACGCCAAGATAGTCAGCAAGTGTTCCTGTCTGCAAGTCATCCGGAATATTAAAAACATCCTTCTTTTCAGAAGCGTTAAAAGCAGATGCATCCATCCAGGGGGGTGTAACGGTTTCATCACCTCCAAAGAAAGACATCCAATCTTCCCAAAGAGTACGAGTACGGACATACACAAAGTGTAACCGCACATAAAGTTGAGTCTGTATCGGAAACACAGTCGGAAGCAATTGCAAGTTGAAACGGGCGTTTATCTGAAACGAGTCACCGAATGAAGCTGGAAGCAAACATACAGGAGTGATAGCGCCGAATTTCATTGTAAGGTTATTTACGAACGAAAGGTCAAATGTGGAACGGTTGACACGGTCGATGTAAGCATCTTTTTTACGAAATATATTTGCCATAATCAAAAATTAACATTAATGTCAGGAGTCTTTAAAGTATCCACACGCGTAGTAGTAGACTGTTGCGTGCCTTGAGAGGAATTCTGGTTTTTCCAGAATAAGGACATAGATGCAGTGCAACTATCCAAAAGAATAGCCGCGGCTACTCCAAGAATGAAAGTAGTCGCGTGCTCTATAATCTTATAAATCTGCTGTTTAGTCATTTTCCGGTTCAATAAGATATTGTTCAAACATACCGTCCGGCAACTGACGATCAGTAACGATAAGCTGCATAGCTGCAGAGAGAGGAATGTGTTCACGAACAACAACAATAGTAGGCATCTCTTCCTGAGTAGAAAGGAACTTACGAGTTGTAAAAGTAACACGAGGTTCATTGTCTTGCGCCGTAACTGAACAGCAATCTACACTTAATTTTGTCATAATGTAAAAATTTTAAGTAAAACAAAAATTATTAGATAGAACTACCAAATAGTCATCTTGCATAAGACCAGGTAATTCAAAGTTTACAAACAATATATATTCATCCAGAGTGTCAAAGGTACGATAAGAAATCTTCTCTTTTTCGTAGTTTAACATCGTCTTCGGATAAATCTTAGCATAAATGTACGGCATAGTTACAAAGTTTCTCTGTAAATAGCAAGAATGTTCTCACTATCTGTCTTATATTTAACATAATTTATATCTATCTCGGGTAAAGTTGACATATATTCACTCATAAACTCGTGATGTTCACGTTTGGCTGCAGTCATCTTCTTGTAATAATCAAGGTCAAATTCGTAAGCTTCAAGCATAGCCAAAAGAGGCTCAAGAATATGTTCCATAACAATAAGACTATCCTCACGATGAATGGCATAGAAGTTTTTCGCATTGTCAAAAATAAAGCGGGGGAAGCGATGTACACAGGTGTCGAAATTGTAAAAGGGGAATTTCTCTCCAAGCCATTTACGGGTGATATTAACCTCTTTATCAGGCATATGGAGATGTATCTGCCAAAGACATGCGCGGATTGATAAGAAATAGTCTACCAGCTGAATAGTATCACGAATTTCTTTGCGAATAAGCAGAGAAGGCGTGGGGTAAAGTTTCCGACGAAAATAAGAGGGAATGTATGACGTAAAACGTTCACCTGTAAATTTGTCGACAATCTCAACAGTCAGAACGTCAGGATGTTGATAAAACCAAAGAACATGGTCAAGACACCATTTGTAACCAAGACCGCCGCCACGGCGGGAAGATAGATAAAAGGTTGGTTTACAGCCTTTTGGAACATCACTCTCTTTACGCATATATTTCATGCAATATTGAATACCACCTTGCGTACAAGGTTTGCAGTAAACAAAACCGAGTTCACCTACATAATCCCAATCAAAGCGATGAGTAAGTTTATTGTAAATTCGTCTTCGAGCAGACCAAGCCTGATGAACAATTTTATACACATCCATAGCAGACATGTTAATAGGCATATTCCAAAGAATAAGGTGATAATGAGGTAATTTCGTATGGCTGCCATACTCAGCGGCGGCAAAATACCGTATCGTTTCAGTATAATCATAATCTCGAGTGAGAATCTGACGTAAACGTTTAAGAAAATCTTGTACATGTTTTTTATCTACGCCGTCAACAGGACGGTTCGCAGGATTATAAGTCAGAGTGATGAAGTAAGGAACAGAACGAGATGATTGTGTTTCAGCAACAGCGCGAAACATCCATTCACGAGCATTTCTTTTTCGACAAAGCGCACATTTACGACAAGGAATTGCCAAAAACATAGGTACGGCATCACCGTCGCGGTCAATGGCGTAATAACTATCTTGATATGAAGCAAAGTTCTGAGAATCAATAGCTTTCGGAGAAAATAAAACATACGGAAAATTCCAGCGCCATGCGGCAAGTTGCATTTCCGGGACAAAAGTTGCATTTCCGTTGTAAACATATTTTCCTGTTTTCAAAAGTGCATCTTTAAATGCAGGATTTAAAATGTATTTTGGTTTTTCACAAAGAATATTTGTCATAGTTTTTTATTTTTAATTTGGGCGTCCGGGCGGGCTATCCGCTCAAACAAATCGGCTTCGCCGATACTCGCTCCTATCCCTGACGCGCTTCACTTCGTTACGCAATGCATTCGGAGGCGTCATCCGAGATGACAGAGCGGTGTTCGCACTCCCGTGCTCACGATTTCATAATTTCCTTTTATCTCTCAAGATGTGCAAAGATAAAGTGTAGTTAAAAATATCGTTTATCAACCTGTACCAAACTATGTTAAAGTCGCTACGCTTTGTTTAACATAGTTTACTACAGAACGCCAAACGCTATTTTTCCCTACGCATTGTTTTATTGCACGTCTCGAAAGAAAAAAGGAAAAATATGCTTTGTTGTTTGCGATAGATAAGAGACAGAATGGATAAGAACGCAAACCGAAGTTGGAAACTTCGTAGGGCCGTAGCCTTATAATTGTTATTGAGCAAGGCAGCCCAAGAAGGGCTGCTCATTCAAATCTTTCACACAAGCTGAGCAATGTGTCAGTTGTGCTACTTATATCAAGTTAGTCGATGCCGGATGTTTCACCCGGTCCACAAGTTATTCGACGAAAGTCGGAATAAGATAGTTCTTCAAGCGCCTTGCGATTGCAATATTGAGCATCTATCATGCCTACAAACAAGAATGAAGAATTGTATGTTTTTTCCAAATAATCTATAAAAGTAATAGTTAGATCATCCATACGTCTATGATTAATAGCCTGATAAATAGTATTGCAGTCGATACCTGTTACTTTAACAAATGCTTGTTTCTGTTTTCTAACATTCAAATACTGTAAAATAATGTCCATAATTGTAATGTTTTAAAGGTTAATAGTCTTATTTCTTTCAACACTACAAAGATAGACATTATTCAGATATTTACCAAATGTTTCGTGTTAATTAATCATAATAAGTATGTTTAGATTTTCCATCAGAACTTTTAGTCTCATGCTTTTCTCAAGGTTTGCCTGAATTACTTGAACGAGGATTCGCAAAAGGTATGAACGACGCAATATCGCCAAGAATAGCATGTATCTCCTTCATAGTACGCTCGAAATCATCCCAATTCATATCTTGAGTCAAATCGAAACGAATACGGTCTACCTCAGCATTTACCTTATAACCTAAGTCTTGATAAAATGAGGCCAAGGTACCATTAAATTTCTCTTGAGACTTCATAAGAGGCAATTTGCCAGCAAGTTCTCGAAAAGCAAGCTTAAGTTTTCCTTCAGATACCTTTAATTGACCTTGCATAGCCTTAAGCTTACCGTGTTCAATAAATGAATCCAAAGCTACACGAACATGACGCTCCCAAATACGAGAATCAACATCAGCAGTATTCGAAATCAAAAGGTCAATTTCTGAGTCTATCTTACGAATAGATGCGTTAATTTGTTCAACCATACTACGAGCCTGAGAAGCCTGTGCATCATTAAGATTAACCTTACTACCATTGACAAGAATAACGCTATCCATAGTGTCCAATTGTCCTTGATTAAAAGCATCTCTAAATGAAGCATCAGACGAAAGAATATCATTCGTATGTTTCTGACCTTCAGTCTCCGCATTAGTCTTAGCAACTTGAGCGGATAAAGCAGTATCCGCAATAGCTTGAGAAGCAACACTACCAATAGGTTTATAACGATTCCATGCAGAAGTATCAGCAACAGGACCAGAGGGAGTGTGTCCACCTTGAGCCTGAATGGAAGATCCTTGCAATGCTCCATTAGTAGCATATAAATCAGGATTAATACCAGCAGCTTTCAAACGAGCCTGAACAGCAGCAGGGCTATTATACTCATTATTAGCCTGCCAAAGATTATAATTCCAATCATTCTGAGCCTCACGTTCAGAGGTCTGCCATTTGCGCGATTTCTCAGCTTCTTCACGCGCCGCCGCGAGCTGTTTGTTAACAGATTGATTCTGAGAACGAGCACCAAATAAATTAGAGATGCCAGAAAGTGCGCCACCAATGAGCGCACTACCAGCACCTAAAAGGAGTCCCATTATTGTAATCGTTTACGCTTCTCATTGTAGGCGGCTACAATCTTAGCGCGAGCATCACGTTGAGCATTCCAAACATCAGCAATATCCTGTCCTCGACGATATTCGACAGGAACAATCCAGGATTCCTCATCAGTAAAATCATCCGAAGGAAGTTGAGAAATATTCTGAGCCGAAATAGGTACACCAGCTTTAGCAGCTTCATACATCTGGGCGGGAGTGTAAGCAAGGTCGCCACGTACAGGAAGTTCGCCCGGCTTCCGAGTACATGTACACGTGTGAGTGTTCCAAGCATGAATTACTACTTGTTTCATAATTATTCAATATGAGGAATTGAGTTACGAGGTATAGTTGTCTTCTTAGTGATTTCAAAAGCAATACTACCCAGAATCTTATCACCATTTTCAGAAGTCATAGCAAACACATCATTGACATGATCTGGATTTACGAGCAAAAAGTCCTTAGACAGTTCGGGGGCTTCATCAAACACGCGATTGATAAGGAAGTTTCTCATAGAACTACGGAATTCACCATGTACTTCATCGAACGAAGAAATCAAATCCCAGTATGCACGTTGATAACCAAATACATGATTAAGATTTGCAGGATTCACAGCATAAGCCTGATAAGGACACAAATGCTTGTATAACATAGGTTGATAACTTATGTTATTAAATTGTGGAAAATGCCAATCCAAAAGATTCATACGGGTAAAATGCGGTGGTAACAACTGCGAATAATTCGCAGCAGGTACGACAGACATGACACCAAGAATGTAGCCTTCTTCAGGACAATACTTGCGAATAACATGACGCATACCAGACTGGAGCGAACCTTGACCGGCAAAACTACCTAAAGGATTTCCTTCAGTAGGGGTCGTCTGGGTTACCTTATATACAGGAATAGTGTCAGAGATACCACCGAGGAATTCAGGCATCATAAGCTCATCATAATCCAAATTAACATCAAAGAGTCCTTTTACAAGATTCTTATAACGCGGAGATTGACGAACACGAATTTCAAGGAAACGCTGAAGTGAGTTAACATTCCGGAAGTCAGAAATAGAGATACCAGATGTGGCCATACCGATAAGGTTGCGAACAACATCAGCAGGAGCATTAGAACTCTTAACCTGGAAGCCTGTAACAGTATCACCATCTTCAGCAGTTTCAAGCTGAGCATGATACTCGATACCAGCAGCATCTCTAAAAGTTGCCTCGCCAAGAGATGTAATACCTACAAGAGGAGCAACACCTGCCTGTGGAGACTGTAAGGCAGTAGTATAAGCATCAGGCTCCCAGTTAGCATAATGTAACTGATACTTATATGTATCAGGACCACCTTTCGTAGAGGGGACATATTTGTTATATTCAGGTTTACCATCAACGATAAAGGGATTGTTACGAATATCGCGACCAAAAGCGTTATAATAAGACTCGTATGCACGGAACGGTAAGGCAGACAACGGTATAGGCGGCAAGCTATCACCAGAGGTATAGAAAGGACAGTTTGCAGACTCGGGCTTTGCCCATTTCTGCGTAGAAAACGTATAATAAAAATTATTTAAAACATCTATACTATAAAGGTCTCCAGTCTGCGAGCCTGAACCATTTCTATAAGAAATCACATGTTCAGAAAAAACATATTTTTTCTTAAGCTTACGAACATCAACCCAAAACACCATTTGAGCAGCACCTGAAAGAGCAGTTTTAGGAGTAGAAACAACATAATAATCTCCGCGAATAGAATCCGAAGTAAATTCCGCATACGAAAACTGAGCAACCGCCGCGCCAGTCCTATCGTAAAATCCTACCCAAAACGGAACGTCATAATTACTAAACCATTTAGTAGGAATACGAAATTCAATATTATCAATTCCTATACTGTCAGGATTCCAAACATACGGAATACCAACATAGTTGCTTTGATAACCAACAGAAGGACCTGCCCAATCTTTTGTTACAAAAAGCTGTGACAAAGGCTTTTCGTGTTGACGAGCATAAAAATCAGAAATAGAATTATCCGGAGAGCCGGCAACCTGAGAAGCAGGGAAAACAGGAGACGCAACAACGGGGTCACTAGAAATACTAGTGGAAAAAGTAATACCTTTCAAACGATCATAAGTCACTTTATTAGATTCATACGTACGACCAAAAGAACCTGTAATGGTAGTAGGTACACCAAGATAATCAGCAAGTGTTCCTGTCTGCAAGTCATCCGGAATGTTAAAAACTTTCGCCTTTTCAGCAGCGTTAAAAGCAGATGCATCCATCCAGGGAGGTGTAACAGTTTCATCACCTCCAAAGAAAGACATCCAATCTTCCCAAAGAGTACGAGTGCGAACATAAACAAAGTGTAACCGTACATAGAGTTGAGTCTGTATCGGGAACACAGTCGGAAGCAATTGCAAGTTAAAACGGGCGTTTATCTGAAACGAGTCACCGAATGAAGCTGGAAGCAAACATACAGGAGTGATAGCGCCGAATTTCAT